CGGCTGAAGAGTGATCTACAGCTGTACGGACGGACCAGTAAGCCTCTTTAGAGAACTTAAGATCTTATATGGGTTTTGCCGGTATTTACTCATAATGCGAAAGCATCATGGAGATAAATATACTGTCAAATACCTAAAATCTTGTCATCTAGCGATACAGAAATGCATAAGTAAAGACAAGGTCTCATCTCTTCGTGAGATGGAACCCGATCTTCCGTTACCTAGGTTATCTACCTCTCGTCTTCCACGGTTCATACCGCTGTCAGACAGGAGGGCTATAATTAGGGGGAATTCTTTTAGAATCAGGTACTGACTTACTTTGTTTAGTCTTTACCGTATCATCAAAATTCCTGGTACTCTTAAACTAGAGACCATAACGGATCCTTACTCTGGTTCTTGGGATGCTCTGTCACTAGGGATTGAAGATTTAAAGCTTTTGAGCTTAAAAAATTCTTTCCGTTTTGACCTCGGCATTTTAAAGAAGGAGTTTGGATTACTTGCGCTTGAGACGGCGTCTCCTAGTAGTAGGAGCTCTTGACATGGGTGATTAAGGGATGTTCCTGCACTTGTGCGGGAGTCCCTCGACACCCATATAGAAACCTTGCTCAGGATTTTTGAACAGAAATCTCTTCTTGAGATGTTCTTGTTTTTGAAATCCGAGCCTGGTATTCCATTTGGGGATCCTGATAAAAAGGATTACCCAAGTCTTGGGCAACTCGCTACAAAGGATGAAGCAGCAGGGAAGATATGGGTATTCGCTTTGGTTGACGTTTGAACACAATCTGTGTTAAAACCCCTCAATACGATGATCTTTAAATTCCTTAAGTCTATACCTAATGACGCCACTTTCGATCAACAAGCTGCCGTTAAAAGGGCAATCTTGAAGGTTGAGAAGTTTGGACATTCATATGGGTATGACCTTTCAGCTGCTACCGATCGTTTACCTATTTTACTTCAGGAAGCAGTTCTTCAACCCTTGATTGGGTCTGAGGCAGCTGCGGCCTGACGTATGCTATTGGTGGATCGAACATACAGATTAAAGCTCTATTTCAGTGATGAAATTGGAGCAGATTCTGACATGATCGACCTCCGATATGCAGTAGGTCAACCGATGGGTGCCTTATCGAGTTGAGCAATGTTAGCACTAACTCATCACTTAATCGTTCAGCTCGCTTTTCAAAATGTGAAAGGGAATCCCTTAAACATATGATACGAGGAATATGAACTTTTAGGAGATGATATAGTGTTATTCGAGGAGGACGTAGCAAAGGAATACTTACGTTTAATGACATCCTTCGGGGTAGGTATTAACCTATCAAAAAGTGTATGTTCAAAAAACAAAAGTTTCGAATTTGCGAAAGTCTCCTGGATAAACGGAGCTTACGTTTCCGCTATTTCCTGAAAGATGTTTATATCCCAAAATAATGCAATGGGCCGGACTAATATAATTTTCCAGCTCTTGCCTAAAATGGATATTAAATA